CGCCACATGCGCCGTTCCATGGTTCTGTTCTTTCTTCAATCTGCAAGCCCAACAGCTTGATGCCTTCTACGTAAGACTTTTCCCACTCTTTGCGAGCGTTCTTATCGTTGTTGATGTCTTCTTCCAAATCGCCTGCCACTTGCAGCAGCACATCGTCATCAATAAAGTCCGCAAGGTTAGCGTTGAACGTCTCTGCCGTTGTCGGTTCAGGCAGCAATGAAATTTGAAGACCGGCTGTTTTAATGCTGACTTCTTCCGGGTCTACGATCTCAATCTCAAGGTCGGGTTCTTCTTCCCCTAGTGCGGCCAAGCCTGTTGGTGCTGCGTAAAGACTTTTGTCGATTGCCATGATTTAATCCTCAAGTTTGTTAGGGCAACTGCCATGCGTTAAGCCGTTAACATCAAGCCAGTCGTTCCCTACGCAAGAAGGTGGTGTGCCGTTGAGCCATTTTTGAATGGACAAAAAAGAACCGCCCAGATTCCCGGTTATTCCTTCGTGCCAGTAAGATGGGTATATCCTCACCGGAACTGGGTTGTTGGCAATCTGCGTATGCGAGTAAATGACCCCGTTAATGACAAAATCTAAATCCCCCGACAGATATAACTCATAACTGTCTACGTTGGGGTGAATGTGCGACGGAGCACTAGAGTTAGGCCGCGCAGTAAACATCTGTACTTGGTAGCAGCTATCACGGTAAAGACACGTTCCCGTCATGTTGTCATAGACCGTAACTGCATTAGGCGGTGGGAACAACGCTCGGTTGGCAAGCCACCAAGAAGCAAACGCTGTTAGATCGTCAAAGTGTTCCATCAGTAATAAGCCGCTTTGCGTGGGATGCTATACCGCACGTCATCCGGTTCGTCCGTATCTAATGAAATGAAGCCGCCCTGCCTAAAACGCAGAAGGGCTTGAGAGGTGGTGTCTACAAAGTCGTCGTGCTCGCCCACCGGGAACGCTGCCACTTCTTCGATGACTTCTCGTGCCCAGCGGGTATCAGGTGCCCAGACTTTACCAGAGGAGAATAAATCCGCAATAGCGTTGACTCGGACGATCTTGTCGTTGCCTCGGCTGGGGGAGAACTCTTGGACGGGGATGCCCATTGCTCTGAGTTCTTGGATGAGCGGGGCACCGGCTGCCTTTTTCTCCACAATGAACGCATCGGGTTCCCACTCCTTGTAGTGCTTCAAGGCGACTTGTTTTAATTCTGGAAACGCTATTCGGTCTTTAAACGCATCGAGCAGTATGACCTGCGGGGTGTCGTTCTCTTCCTCGTTGTAGAACACGCCCCATGTGGTGCAGGCGGAAAAGTCAGACGAGTTCTTGGTCTCGTACGCCGTATCCCAGCTCTGGATAATGTACTCGCACTTCGGGGGGTCGTCGTTTAGCCAGATGCGCCAGCTTTTTCGCGCGATGATGGCTGACGACTCTGAGGTGGGCTGCTGCATGTACTGGGCGTTCCAGTACCGGGGGTCGAGCGCTGCTTTAACTTTCTTTAGCTGGTCTAACGGCCATTGTTCAGGCCACAGGCTTTTCTCTTTATCTGAATTCTCGTGCAGGATGGCGGGGAGTTCGACGATTTCCCACGGCAGGGCTTCTGGATTTCGTGTCTGGTAGTCAATCAGCTTACCGGTTATATCCAACAGCGACCACCTAGTCATAATGACAATGATTGCCCCTCCGGGCATTAGACGCTGCAATGGACCTGTCTGGAACCATGACCACGCGGTATCAAAGGCAAGTCTGGAGTTTGATTTTATGTCCTGTTCCGAATGAGGGTCATCGACCACAAACAAATCAGCCCCACGACCGGCCAACGCACCGCCGACACCAGCAGCGTAGTACTGCCCCCCTGCACCGGTTGACCATTTACCTGCTGCCTTCTGATCGTCTGCAATGCGTGTATCAGGGAACAGCTCTTGATACTCGTCACTCTCAATCAGGTTTCTCACCCGCCGACCAAAGTCTTCCGATAGCCCCGCCGTGTGGGTGCCCATGATGATCTTTTTATTGGGATACTTGCCAAGAAAATAAGCCGGGAACAGATAGGACGAAAATTCGGACTTGCCGTGACGTGGCGCAATATTGATAATGACGCGCTTCTTTTTGCCTTCGATCACGTCTTCGAAAATGCGGGAGAGTTTTCTGTGATGCGCCCCAATCTTGAAGCCGGGGTAGACGTGCGTGGCAAACCCGAGAAGTGAGTCTTTACCTATCTGCTTTGACGCACGGGATGCGCGCTCTTCCAAGTCCGCCAACAGCTCCGCTTTCTCCTGCGGGTTTAGCGTGGGCAAAATGCGGTTTAGCGCCTTGATTTCTTCAGGACTCAGTATTGCGTTCACCGTCGTCCTCTGCTGTGTCTAACTCTTGACAATCTATTTCTTGAATTTCTTGAACATCGGTAATGTCCACAATCTTTGCTATTTTGTTAAGCTTTTCTTTGATGCGTGTTTCTAGTTCAACGTCGGATAGTTCGGTCTTCTTGACCTCAATTTTCTCAGTGAATAACCCGACCTCGGTAACCTTGCCCAAGAGAGCAAGCGCTTTTAAGCGGACAGAAGCGGTGGGGTGTTTGGTTTCTTCCAGTAATTGCGCTACCGCATAACCACGAATCTCTTGCGCTTGATTAATAAAATGCCAATCATACGCCGTTAGCATGCCGACCAAGTGCTGAACAGCCGCAGGGGTTTTGATTTGTTCCAGCGCCTTGTGGGTTTGATTAGGCGGTTGGGCCGTAACCAGTTGGGTAAAGGCTGTCCGCGCCGCACTGACCTGCGCTTCGGTAGCAATTTCTTCTTCGTCTATTGCGCCTAGCTCTTTTAGCCAGTCTAAGGTGTTGGTTTGTGCGTCAACATGTTCCGTGGGGTGTGTTTTTTCCACGGGCACAAACCCAACAGGAGCGGCCTCAATTTGCGGCTCAAAATCAATCAAATGGTCAAACATGCGATGGTCCTTGCAACCACGTTGGCCGCAGTGTATAGTTGAAGCTGCAAGCGTGCAAGTGTTGCCGTTTGTTTCTCCCCTCGTTAATCGCGAGATTGGCCCCGGCAACGGGGCTTTTTTTTCGTTTGTGCTGTTAGTTTTTTAACAACAGTGGTTTTTTAAAATTTTTATAATATTGGTGGGGGGTGTGGATGGTGTTGTCTAGGTGATAACGGGAATAGTGGGGATGGTTGTAAAACACTGTTCTATGGGCTGCCCCCCTGCCATGCAAATTTAGGGGGGTGGGGGTACGGTGGGGTGCGAAAAACGGCCAAAATCAGGCCGAAAACGGGGTGAATCTGACCCCATTCGTTTCGATCAAAACATGGTTTCTGGATAATGGGTCTTGTCGCTGGCAAATGCCATGCGGCAAACCCTTTAACGCAATGGAGTCAATCATGCAAAACGTCAAAGCAAACCAATCACTCGAAACCCTAGTCATCACCGCTATCGATCTAGACAAAAAGCAAGTGACAAACCGCGCGCAGCTCGCAGAGCTGGCAAAGCAATTCAAGCTGACAGACTGGCGTGACTTTGTCGCGGCGATTCTTGCTCGTGAGTACGGTGTCGAAGTGAAAATCAGTCAGAAATTCGGCTGGGCGACATTCGATAAGGATACTGCGGCAGAGCAACTACTCTCGCGCATTTTCAAACTGCATCCAGAGCAACCGAAATTCGCTGCGAAGCACACTACGCAAGCGAAAAAAGAGGCCGTTAAAGCGCCGCGCAAGACCTATACCGCCGTCAAAGCGCTCATCCTCGACTCAGGCATGACGCAGCCTGAGTTCAATGCGCTGATCGCTGAGTTGAAAGCCTCGATCACTTTCAAATAATGGGGTCAACTGACCCCGTTTTCTTCCGGCGGGGCAACGGAGAGGGCTGGCCGTTGTTCCGTTTCCTGTCCAATCCAGCCCGATCAACCCGAAAGGCATCACCATGAAAACCATCCAACACTTCGCGCTGGGCGTTGGCCTATCGCTCACTTTCCTTTTGCTTGCATCGGGTTCAATACCCGAATGGGTGGGCATCGTGTATCTCGTATGCCTTGCGCTGCCTATCGTCGTTGACTAAGAACGGGGTCAACTGACCCCATTTCACCTGAGAGAAACCACCATGAACGCCAACAAATACGCAGTCCACGCACAGATCACCAAGCTGCCCGTCACCACCATCGAACGCTACTTCAGCCTGTACCGCCAGCAAGAGATAGCACGAGAGACTAGGAACCGCGAACGTGCCTATCTCATCGGCCTAGACCTGCACAGGCTGAACAAAGCACACCCACAACTACGCAAAGTACTCAATGTTAGTGGGTACTAACACAAAAAACAGTTAAAATGACAGGTATCCTAGATTTGAACAACTATCTGAGAAATCCGTCAATGAAAACCCTCGCCCACTCTAGCGTTAGGCAGGTTGGTGGCTATCTATCTATCTATATATAAATATAAAGATATAGTTAGTTATGTCTTTATATAGGTGCGCGGTTTTCTTTTTTCCTTCCTTCTTTTTTCTGAAGGGCTATAGTTCTTTTTGAAAACGATAGATACCATACCACCAAACCGGTTTTGCCCAGCACCCATGCGGGTTTTGGCCGTCCACTTTTTTGGATAGTTGTTCAAATCTAGGATAGTACGGCGAGCGACCTGCCATTTCTCAACAATAAACCGTCAAAATCTGAATGAACGGAGCAGCGCTTATGGACTACTTATACCCTTCATACATGGCGATGAGCGAGAGCAAACTAAATCGGCATCTCGCCAAGCGCAAGTTCCCCGATGCGCTACGTCATAAGATTGTCGAACTCGTAACGCACCAGCGCAAGCACCGCGCCAACGAGAGAAGAAAACGGGGTCAACTGACCCCATTATGGGAACACCTGATGCAGCCCTTGATGTTCGAGATTCGTTTGGTGCGAAGTGCGCTGTCCTACACCAGCAGGAACGGCGAACGCAATGCTGTCCGAGTCGAGGCATTGAACGCATACCTGATCGTCATGACCACGCTATACAACCGCTTCAAA